ATATCTTCTGGATGGACATCTAATGATTCGATTAGTTGATCTCGTACCCATTGTTGGAAACGTCTACCTTTTGCTTTAGCGCTTTGAGTCTTCAATCAAATCACTCCATACTTTTAATTTATCACGTTTGACTTGCACTCTACTATTTATATCCTCTTTTGCAAGCAGGCCATTCTCTACAATAAGGTCAATCATGCATTGCACATCACCCACCTCTTCAAGTAACAACTTATTAGCAGTCTTGCTGCCTCGTAATTTCTTAGAACAGGCTTGAGTTAACTCACCACATTCTTCCATTGTAAGAATCATTAACTGTTCAAGTTTTTTCATCCTATCGTAAATCCTATTATTTTCAAATAAACTAATATGGCTGCCATAACTAAAATAGCACCACACGCAGCCCATACATACCAAGGGTTATTCATCTTCATCTTGCCATTCTATTTCATCTTCAAGTTCTTCTGCGATTTCGTAGCCACAGAACGGACAAAACTTGATGAAGTAATAGTGTTCATCCATTGTGTGTTTAATATGAAACTCTGCTTCACACTCTTCGCATACTATTAACTTCACGCAACTGCCTCGTATGCGTCATCCCAGCTGCCTGATAGTCCTGCCACTTCATACTCTGTAACACGATTCTCAAAAAAGTTTGTGTGGTCTGCACCGTTTAGCACCCACTCCAACCAAGGCAAAGGATTTTCTTTTACCTTGAAGTTGGTCTTCAAACCCAACTGCAACAAACGTCTGTCTGTTATATATCTTATATAGGTCTTTACTTCAGATGCAGCTAATCCTTCGATCTCTCCAAGCTTGTAAGCAAGTTCAATAAACTTATCCTCTAACTTAACTGCAATTCGAGCCATGCTATAGATTTCTGCTTTGAACTCATCATCAACTACCTTGGGATGTTCAACACAGAATTGACGAAACAATTTTGAGTTACCCTCAACATGCATTGACTCATCACGAATAGACCATTCGACAACCTTCCCCATACCTTTCATCTTACCGAACCGTTGAAAGTTAAGAAGCATGACAAAAGATGCGAACAGGGCAACACCCTCATTGAACACTGACTTTGCAAGTGCAAGCCCAAGTCCCTTCATGGTGTTGTTGTCTGACTCTTGCATGAACTCAATCTTATCAACCATCACTTTGTATTCAAGAAACGCATGGTATTCACTGTCTGGCAAACCAAGTGTTTCATTCAACAAAGCATATGCACGTTGATGAATACCTTCTCGACCAGCAAACGAACCCAGCATGTTACGCACTTCGTTATTCTTGAACTTGGGAATGAACTGGTCATAGTAGTTCTGACCCACTGCTACATCTGACTGTGTGAATAGGCGTAGGATATTAATGACGTATTCTTTCTCAATCTCAGTGACCTTGCCAGACTTCCAATCAGCAACATCCTCTGACAGATCAAGTTCATCCTCAATCCAGTGTGCCTTCTCATGGCGTGTGGTAATCTCTACAGCCCAAGGATAGTGAAAAGGTTTATAGGTTTCACTAAACTGCATCAATCCACCACCACTGCGTTTCTTCAACAGGTCATCACTCATCTTCATAAGTTCATCATATCCACCGATATGTTTATCATCTATAAAGATTTGAGGTACGGAGTTTACTCTACGAAAGGGTTTTTCTCCAACAACCTCTGTTGCTCCATTGATCGTCTGATAGAACGCAAGNCGTTCTTCTTCATTATCAATTAGGTCTTCTGTGTATTCAAATGCGTGTTCTTTCAACCAATTCTTAGCCATAGTGCAAAAAGGGCAATCTGATTTTGTAACTATCCTTATCCCTGACATGCAACGCACTCCTCTTGACTCATGGTCTGAGTCTCATAATCTTTTAGTGCATCACGCACTACCTTGGTTGATACGTTCTCTGCTTTGTTTGACGTTTCTGTGCGTAAATAATACAATCCTTTACACCCCTCTTTCCATGCGTTATAATGTACTTTATGTATTTCTGACTTTGACGCACTTGCTGGAAAGAATACGTTTAGAGATTGGCCCTGACACAAATACTTTTGTCGATCAGCACCCTGCGAAACAATTTTTTTCTGGTCAATTTCAATTGCTGTTTTGAACACCTCTTTTATTTCTGGTGACAAAAACTTGAGGTGCTGCACTGAGCCACCGTTGGTGATAATTGAACTCCATGTCTTTGCGTCATTCTTTTTAACCTTTTCTAATTCCTGTTCAAGATACTTGTCTTTAACCAGATGTGAACCAGCTCTAGTTCTATGCGTATAAGCATTTGCTTTACTTGGTTCAATGGATGGAGATGTGCCACAGATAATAGAACTGTTAGCATTAGGAGCAATTGCCAAGAGATGGGAATTGCGTTTGTTTGTCCCTTCCATATCAGGACACTCACCACGTTCTTGTGCTAACTCTGTTGTTTCTTCTACCGCTTGACTTTTGATATGTTGAAAAATTTCAATGTTCTTTAATGTTGCTGTATTGGATTCAAAAGCAATACGATTTTTATGAAGATAACTATGCCAACCCATTGCACCAAGACCAAGAGAACGCTCTTGTTCAGCAGAATATCTTGCACGGCTAATTTCATCACCAGCATTATCAATGAAGAACTGAAGCACATTGTCTAGGAAACGAATAAGATCACGAACCATTGTTGTATCTTTCCATTCATCATACATCTCTATGTTGACAGATGATAAGCAACATACAGCAGTGCGATCATCACTGGTTGGTAGATGTATCTCATTACATAGATTTGATCCATTGATTTTCAAACCCCTGTCTTTCATAGACTGAGGTAATGCACGATTTGCTGTGTCGATAAAGTTAAGATATGGTTCTCCTGTGCGATAACGTATCTCTAGAATTGTTTCCCACAACTTTCTTGCCTTCATACTATCACGGGCTTCTTGTTCATTCGGGTCAACCAAATCCCACATCTCATCACGTTCTACTGCTCGCATGAAAGCATCAGTGATATTCACCGCATGATGCAGATTAAGGTTCTTACGATTGACATCTCCTGTAGGAATACGCATATTAAGGAACTCTACAATATCGGGGTGGGATATGTCCATGTATGCAGCGTATGACCCCTTACGGGTCTTCCCTTGTCGATAAGCGGTCATATCAGCGTCTACTGTATGAATGAATGGCATTGGGCCAGGTGCTTTATCTGACACCGCACGAATGTCACTCCAATGTCCACCAACACCACCACCTTTGACAGACAGCCAACGCAACTCAGCAGAATGGTCAATCAATCCTTCCAGTGTATCAGGAACATATGTAAGAAAACAAGAGATAGGTAACGCCCGTGTCTTCTCTCCCGGCATAGGTGCATTAGACAAAACAGGAGAAGCAAACATGAACCATCGATCACTTACATAGTTGTAAATTCTCTGAGCAAGCTCCATGTCACCATTGGAATACGCAACCGCTGCTCGTGCATATGCTTGTTGTGGTGATATCTCTTCTTTAGTTTGATAATAGTCTTTGAGTAATTTCTTAGCCTGTTCTGATAAATGCTGATCTTTGGTTCTGTCTATTTTAATTCCAACGTAGTCTTCTGAGGTTTCTAGGTACACAACTTCAGCGGTTTCCATTTTTATTTGCTCCTATATCCTTCTCCATTCTGCAAACCTCAACTTCGCTGCGATACCTGAGAAGGTATTGTTTGTTATAATTTGTTGTATCTCTTCTTTAGAATAACCACCGATAATCATATCGTTGATGTCTTTGTAATTCATTTGATCAGGCCATAATACAACTTCACTGCCCCTCTCAATCTCTTTTTCTATTTGTTTTAGTAACGCACTATTCCTTGGTTCATTGTCAAAAATAATTGTATATTCACAATCCATAGAAGGAACATCAGCTCCAGCAACCGCAATACAATTTTCTATAAACAAACTATCAAGCGGACCTTCAACTACATAAACATGTTTACTTTTATCAACCCTATCCAACCCAAATATTTTATCTCTTTCTTCTAACTTGATAGTGAGATATTTGGGTTGTTCTTTTCCAAAGGCTCTTCCTTGATATGCGAACACTTCTCCTTCTTCATCTTTAAACGGTATTAGTAACCTTGGGTGATCTCCATCCAAGGAAGGAAACTTATTTGGTATCAGATTGTTTGTGAATTTATAAAAAGACTCACATAGATATAATTCGGACATAAACTCAACAGGTATTTTTCTGTCTTGGACAATCTTTCGTGCTGGGTGATCTGTGGGTAAGTCTGAAAGTGACTTGAGATTTTTGAGGACACCCTTGGTGCGAAAGACTGGCTCATTGAATGTAAACTCCGGCTCGGGGTTGTTTGACTTGACCCCCTTTTTATATCTCTCCATTATATAGTCTTTGTAAGTTTTTGAGTCTACATGTTCAATT